ACTATTTAGAGGAATGAATTAATTTATATAAAAGGAGTATCTATGAGTGATGTTAATGATTCTGTAAAGTCTACTGAGCATTCTGAAACGAAAGGCTACATGGAATTGCAATTGAATGATCCTACTAACCATAGGATTTATTCATGGGTCAATGAGGAATATTTTTATAAGGGGCTTGAGCGGGCAAAGGTAGAAAAGCTTTTTGTCAATGAAGTTGGCAGAGTGGATCTATATAAACTTGTGCAATTCCTTTGGGGTGCTTGGGCAGATGGCAGGGTGGTGGCATTGCCGAATCACGAATGCCGAAAAGCCGTGACTGAATATATTACTAAAATTACTTCATGCGATGATAAAATTGAAGCAGTAGCAGAAATGATTATCGATGCAAAGCCGAAGCGAAAAAGCAAAGCAAAGCCGAAGGTAGAAATGTCGGTAGAAAATACTGATCCTGAACTTGGTGGTGATAATTAGTTTATTTTAATAGGAAGATAGGAGGATATTATGAGTCATTTTACAGTTATGATTATTGGAAACGATATTGAAAAGGCATTGGCTCCGTATAACGAAAATATGGAAATAGAACCGATCAAGGAAATTATGTCTCACGAAGATATTCAACGAATGGCAAAGTATTATAAATTGATTACTGAAAATGAAACTCTGCTTTGGGATAGATATAACGAATTATTACCTTTAATGGAAGATTGGGATGGCAAGCCCGGATATATTGATGACGATAAAAATCTATATACTTATTCAACGTATAATCCTAATTCAAAATGGGATTGGTATCAAATAGGTGGACGATGGGAAGGAATGTTAAAAAATAAAATAGGAAAACAAGTAGATCAATGTCATAAAGAGAATATCGATATTGAGTCAATGAGAACAGAAGCAGGAAATAAAGCCGCTGAACAATATAATAAAGTAGAATTGTTATTTTTAGATAATAAAATACCTACAATAATTACTTGGAAACAATTTATTAATAAGGTAGAGAATAAAGAAATAACTATTGAAGAAGCTCGGGAACAATATAATAATCAAGAAGCAGTTAAATTATTTAAAACTACTAATAATAATTTTTATGATTCTTTAGATGATTTTCAAATGCCTTATTCTGAATATGTAGTACAAGCACAAAATAAAGCTATTATGACTTTTGCTATTGTATATAATGGAAAATGGTATGAACGTGGGGAAATGGGATGGTGGGCATGTGTAAGCAATGAAAAAGATGATAAAGTTTGGGAAAAAGAATTTAATAAGTTGTTTGACTCAATTCCTGATAATGAATTAATAACAATTGTTGATTGCCATATTTAATTTCTATAAAAGGAGTATCTATGAGCGATGTTAATGATTCTGCGAAGGCGCCTGAGCATTCTAAAATGAAGGGTTACATGGAACTGCAATTGAATGATCCTACTAATCATAGGATTTATTCATGGGTCAACGAAGAATATTTTTACAAGGGACTTGAGAGGGCAAAGGTAGATGAGTAAACAAAGAAAAGGTAGGCGGAATTCTGAAGAATCAAAAATAAAATGTAGTATTTCACACATTGGATTGGGGCATACACAAGAAACAAAAGATAAATTAAGTAAAATCAATATGGGAAAACATTTATCTATAGAAACTATAAATAAAATAAAAGAAACTAAAAAACGAAATGAATTATTAGGTATTAATAAAAAACGAGATTACACTAAAATGTGTAAATCAATAATTTGTATTGAAACAAAAATAATTTATCCATCTATAAAAAATTGTGCTGAAAATATGAATATATTTGCACAAAATATAAGCGACGTATTGCATAATAAACAAAAAGCAGTAAAAGGATTTCATTTTAAATATTGGAATAACAATGATTGATTTTATTAGATTATTAAATGATAATAATATTCCATATATAAATGAAGTTGAAAATTGGACGAATCTACAATGCCCTTATCACGATAATGGAAAGCGAGGATTTAAGGCTGGGTTTAATCATTCAGGACAATATATTTATTGTTGGGTGTGTGGATCACATAGAATAGAAAAGTTTGTTTCTGATTTACTTTCAATATCATTTTATGAAGCTAAAAAGTTTTTACAAGAATATGATACCGAATCCAGGATTATTAAAAAGATAAGTAAAAGGGCTAAAGGTAAAGAAATTATTTTACCAGGATGGCCGATTGAAAAAAATAGTAAGGCATATAAATATTTATTAAGTAGAAATTTTGATCCTGAATACTTGATTGATACATATAAAATACAAGATGGAGGTTTAACGGGATATTGGTCGTTTAGAATTATAATTCCAATAATAATAAATAATAGAATTATAAGCTATCAAGGAAGAAGTATTTTTAGTAAAGAAAAATGTTTAGAATTAGGAATAGAAAGATATCAGACTTTGGAAATTGAAAAATCTATTGTTAATGCGAAGCACACTTTTTACGGCATTGATGAATGTAAAAATGATTGGGTAGTATTGGTTGAAGGCCCATTTGATAGATGGAGATTAGGTCCAAATAATGTTTTGTCGTCATTGGGTACTAGCACCAGCGAGCAACAAATTATATTGCTTGCGGAACGATATAAGAAAGTAATATTTTTATTTGATAACGAAAAAGAAGCTCAATTAAGAGCTAAAAAATATGGGGAACGATTAGCAGGATTAGGCGTAGATGTAGAAATATTTAATCCTGAGTTTGAACATGATCCTGGCGATTATAATTTAGAAGAGGAAAATTTTGTCAGGCAAGAATTGGGGCTTTTACTTAACAAATTTTAAGTATTTTATTTTTATAATTATATGATATAATGTTTCTTTGATGGGAGGATTTATGTTAACTATTATTCGTGGTTTGCCGGGTTCTGGGAAAACTACATATGCCTATAACAATTATAAAAATACAATTATCCTAGAAGCAGATATGCTTTGCATTCAAAATGGAAATTATATCTTTGAAGCCAATAAAATTAAAGAACATCATAATAGCATTCATAATATTGTGGAGATTGTTTTATCAAATAATTCCGATTGTATAATAACAGGAACTTTGACAAGAAAATGGGAAATTGAACCTTATATAAAATTAGCAAATAAATATAATCAAAAATATCAAATAATTAAGTTAATTGCAAATTATAATACTATTCATAATGTCCCTATTGAAACTATAAAAGCTATGAAAGATCGATGGGAGAGCGTTGAAGGCGAAATTATTAAATGAAAAGTTCTAAAGAATCTTTAGCACTATCTGAAAAGCTATTACAAGAATGTTTTAATAAAATTGATGGTTTTGCGCTTCGTAATAGATCGGTAACCACATCGTCTATTTATTGCCGTATGCCAGACGGTTATAGTTTAAGAATTGGCGATCATAAAGGAAGAGAAAAATATTCTTATAAATATAATTTAGATCCAAACATAAAACGCAAAGGATATTGGAAAAAGGAATTCAATAAAATAGATAAAAAATATTATTGGCGATATTATACTGGCAATGTAGATGATTTGGTTGAAACATTGAAAAGTAGAAGATGGAATAAGGAAAGTATTAATGAGAATTAAATGTATTCATTATGGACATGATAAATTTGATATTAATGAATTCAAACCTATAGAAAATTGTAATTGGATAAAGCCTAAAGGTGGATTATGGGCAAGTCCAATTGATTCTAAATATGGTTGGAAAGATTGGTGTGAAGAAGAAAATTATGGTAATCTATCTTATAATTTTATTTTTACTTTTGATGGGAAAGTATTAATAATCGATTCATTAAAAGATTTAAAAAGTAAAATACCATTTATTTCTGTAGAAAGTTATAAATATCTTTTATATATTGATTTTGAAAAACTATCTAAAGAATATGATGCAATATTATTAACTGAAAAAGGACAAAAAGAAACTAGATTTACTCAACCTGAAAATCTACATGGATGGGATTGTGAAAGTATTTGTATATTTAATCCTAATGCGGTTATAATTTGAAAGATAAACTAAAATATCTTCCATATCAAAAAGAAGCAATTAAATTTGTTGAAGAACATAATGGACATGCAATTATAGGCGATGATTGTGGAATTGGTAAGACTATGGAAGCTATCGGAATTTCTGATATTGTTTACCCTGGAAAGTATATAATCATTTGTACTAAAAGTATGAAATTGAAATGGGCACGAGAAATTTACGCCTGGACAGGAAAAGATTCGTATATAATCAGAGGTAAAAAACAATTTTCATTACCTAAAAATTATGATTACTATATTATTAATTATCATATATTGGGCAGAGAAAATGCCAAAGATAGAAAAATAGAAAATGCTAGAATCGTAAAATATAAAAGAGAAGAATTAAAAAGAAAAATACTTTGTGAACAGCAAGGAATAGAATATAAAAAGAAGCGATTTAAAAAAGGTATTGTTAGATTAGAAGGTTGGTGGAAAGAATTAATTAAAATAAATCCTATTGGTATCATTCCTGATGAGGCACACAGACTTGGGAATCCTAAAACAATTTGGACAATGTGCGTAGTTGAAATGGTTAAGGTTATAAAACCTAAAGTATTTGTACCATTATCAGGAACATTAACTAAAAAATATACAAAAAATCTATGGACAGTTTTACATTTAACAACACCCAATCTATTCCCTAGAGAATATTCGTTTTATTGGAAATATTGCGGGCCTTCTATCGGATATAATGGACAATGGGAATTTAATGGTTCATCTAATGAAGATGAATTACATAAAAAGTTAAATAAAATAATGATTAGAAGATTAAAAGAAGATGTATTTAAGGATTTGCCATCAAAAATAATTTCATGTATCCCTATGGAATTATCAAAATTAGAAGAAAGCAATTATCTATCTGTAAGCGAAAGTTTGATAAATATAATCAAGTCAACTAAAAATAAATTAGAAAAGAATAATGGTTTAGCTAGATTAAAACAAATTGCATATCTAGCAAAACGTAATTCATTATTTGATTGGATAGATGATTTTATTGAAGATCATGATAAATTAATTTTAGGCTGTTGGCATAAATCTGTAATAGATGATTTAATGAAACGATATGATAAAATAGCTCTAAAGATAGATGGATCGGTTACTGATGAAAAAAGATTGTCAGCGGAGGATAGATTTCAAAAAGATCCAAAGGTAAAAATAATAATATTGCAGATAGATGCCGGTGGTGAAGGATTAACATTAACGGCAAGCGATTCTGTAGGGATTATAGAAATACCGGATACACCTGGGCAATTAATTCAATTTTGTGACCGAGCACATAGAAAGGGACAAACTAGACAAGTGACAGTTTATTTTCCATTTGCTAATGGGACTATTGAGAATATAGTAGCGGATAGATTAGAAGAAAGTTTTAAAGCAATTTCTATGATACTTGATGGGAAGAAAGATACAACTTTATTCAATTATACTTTTGATTCTATTTTGTTAAAAAATTTATAAATATGATATATAATATAGATAGGAGTGATAAAATGGAAAATAAAACGTTTCATATGATCGCAACAAAAGCCCTACATAAATTAGGCGATATTTCCAGAGAAGAAGGAGATTTAGCCATTATTTATAAAGAAGATGAAAATAATTATATTGGCAACTGGGTAACTGGTTTTGGCTTTATTGATGTTAAATTTCCAAAAGATACCACAAGAGATTTAACTGAAAATGAAATAGAACAATATGAAAAACAATTTATCTCTGCACCATGGGGAACTTTCCCAATAAAAATAAATAAAAGAATTGTTAAATAAATGACCTATATCGTCAAAGTATCTAAAAATATTTTCATTTATTATATACAAAAAGTTATTAGCTATAAACGTTTAAAAGTTATTTTGACAATTGATATTGATTTGGCGCATAAATATATTTCTAACGAAAATGCCATAAAGGCATCGAATAGTTTTAATGGGGAGGTTGTAGTAAGATGATTAAACTTAATTATAATGAAATGACATTTAGCGAATTAATAGATACTATTCGAGAATGCCAAAATGAATTATATACTAATAGATTTACTACAACACAATGTTATAATATCGCAAATAAAACAGGTAAAAAGAAAATGATATTAATTGATTATGAAAATAGTATTCAAAAATTGATGTAAATTATGAAATATCCATTTGGCACTATTAAAGACGGTAGAAGGAAAGATATATTTTCATTAATAATTTTTGGATTTCCTATTTTTAGTTGGTTTGTAATTAATTTTCATGAAGATATGGCTAAACGAGTATTTGCCAATGATGCAGATTGGGAAAAGGTCAATTTTCTATATATTCTAGGATTTCTTTTATCTACATGGGCAGGAAAATGAAAGCTAGTTTGAAATTTGAAGCCGGTAGAATTTGGTGGAAAACAATTAGATTTACTTTAGATGATGTTAGAATGCAATATCCTGATTTTAGTTATATTGAAGGGCCAGGAATAATCAGTAAATATTTTATATTATATGGTGAAAAAGAATTATTGGAAACGGTTAAAGATTTATTACCACAAATCGAGGATTAAAATGACATATTATAGATATTCTGACCCATTATTATTTGAAGAACATCAATATGATTCTCTAAATGAATTACAATTAGAACAATATGAAGTATTAAAAAAAACTCCCTGCGGCGTTTGGATAAAATATCCTAGAAATGATAAATATTTATACTCTCCCATGAAATATATTGAGGGCAAAAAATTTATATTAAGAAAAATATATAGTTATCCTATTTATAAAGTACCAAGAAAATGTTTTGCATGGCCTACAAAAGAGGAGGCATTAATTTCATATATTGCTAGAAAAGAAAAACAGATTAGATTGTTAGAAGGCCAATTGGAATGTGTTAAAGCATATTTACAAATAGCTAAAGGAATACAAAAGGATATTAGTTGACGCGCGAGAAAATAAAGCTAGATGCCGAAGTTTCTATACTAATAAATTGCATCACTAATGATAGATTTCTACAAGAAATGATTCCTATTATTAGGACTAATTATTTCAAATTAGGTTACTCGAAAATTATTTATAAATGGATCAAGGAATATTTTGAAAATTACTCTTGTGCGCCAAAAAAGGATATTACCAATTTATATAAACAAAAATACGCTTTATTAAAAGAGGATTCAGAGGAAGATGATGCAATCAAGTTATTCCTTTCTAATTTAAGTAAAAAATATGAAGAATATTCTGAAATAAACAACATTGATTTTTTATTGAAGGAAGCGGAAACCTATTTGGCTATCAGATCAGGGGAAATATTAAAAGAACAATTGGAAGATGCTATATTATCTAACGATAAAAATAAATTAGAAACTTGCATAAGTAATTACAAAAGGGTTGAAAAGCCAACAGGTCAAGGCATTGATTTACTACATGACCATAATAAAATATTAGAGGCATTGACAAAAGAACATAACGAAATAATTACTTTTCCTGGAGCAGTAGGGACTATTATTCCTCCTATTTGCCGTGGTGATTTTATGAGTTTTTTTGGACCGGCCAAGCGTGGAAAAAGTTTTTGGCTTTGGTATTCTGCTGAAGTTGCAATGAGCCAAGGGAATAAGGTTATTTATATTCCTTTGGAAATGAACGATACGGCAATAATAAAAAGATGTTGGCCTTCGATTACTGGGCAACCGTTATATTCAAGGATTGTACATTCGGCACATTTTGAAGAGCAAGAAAACGGAACATTTACTATAGAGCAAGATGAAAAAGAAATGGAAGGTGTTAATCTAAATAATATTGAGGATATGCAAAAGAAGCTTAGGCGATTATATAGAAAGGGCAGAATTAAAATAATTCCTATGGTATCTGCTACCGTGCAAATGATAGAAAGTGTTTGTGATAATCTTTATTATTATGAAAACTTTATTCCTGATACCATTATTATTGACTATGCTGATTATATGGAGGCAGGAGGAAAATATACAGATAATAGGGATAGGATAAACAAGATATGGAAAGGATTGCGCGATTTTGCCAATGAACGAAATATAGCCATAATAACGGCAAGCCATACAGAAAAGAAAACATTTGATAGCGATATTAAGACATCGCAAGCATCAGAGGATATCAGGAAAATAA